ATCATCGTCTGGGACGGCAAGCAATACCCGCTCGCTGACGCGCGGCCGTGGATGAAGGAAAAGATCAAGGAAGTCTGCGACCGCGCCGACGGCCTCGCCAAGCCCGTAGAGAACCAGTGGACGCTGCGTTGGATCGACGCCGAGGAACACACTGCCTCCTACGATGACTGGCGCGACCTGAGCAGCGCGCTTTCCCGGCTCGTGGCCGCCGGCATGAAGGTTGAAGTCTCCGCAATCTGAGACAACCCGCCCGGTTCGCGCCGGGCTCAACGTAGGGAGCAACCATGCAGCGCAACAGTCTTTCCGCCGCCCTCTCGCGCACGTTCGCCGCGCCGCGCGCGCGCGCACCGGACCCGCACCGGCGCGCACGCGAGCAGGCCAAGCCGCTCGCCGCGCAACACGGCATCGAGATTGAGCGCGTCGATTCCGGGTTTAACGTGTGGCCGCCCAAGGCGTTCGCCGGTGTGGACCCGTTCGATGGCGACCATTACGCGCAGGACTGGGGCGACGTGCTCGCCCGCGTGAAAGCCTACGCCGACGCACAATAACCAACCCGTCCGGCCGCGCGCCGGGCTCTCTCAGGATCGCACCATGCACCAAACCGAGATTTTCTTTTACCGCCCGGATGACGGCGCAATGACGCCGGCGGCGCACCGCGCGCACGACCTCGGCGCGCACGTGCTGTACGCGCAGGAAACGGTTTCAATGCCCTACGTGTATGTGAAGGAGCGCACCGATGGCATGTTCGCCGTCGGCGTGATGCAATCGAGCGCCCGCCCGCCGCTCGTGACCTTCGCGGGCGCCACGGTGGATGAAGCAATCGGCTATGCCAAGTGTCTCGAGCCGCGCGTGATCCGCCCGCTCGAGCAATTGCTCAAAGCCTGAAGGCATGGATGAGTTCGATAGGCAACAACAAGCCTATGCGCGCGGCGAGGCGGCCTATGCGGCCGGCAAGCCGCGCACGGCTAACCGCGAGTCTGACGCGCTGTTGCGCGATGCGTGGTTCGCCGGTTGGGACCGCGCCCACGAGCTAGATGAGGACCGAGGGGATGACTGATAAAAAGCGCACGCGCAAGCCGCCGATCAACGAGCGCGTAATTGCCGGGCTCGATGACTTGCTCTCGTTCGTGCCGGTGAGTTTTCAGACGACGCAGGAGCGCACGGCCGCGATCCAGTATTTGACCGCGCTCGTTGCCTACTGCAAGACGCCGGAGTATCGAAAGAAGCGCGAGGACGTGAGCGCCAAAACGCGCAATTGGTATCTGGAAAACACCGGACGCGTCATCACGCCTCGCGCAATAGGACGCCCGAAACGGCCGCCGAAAGCCGTGGAGGAAAAGTGACTTACGACAAATGGATTGCGGACGTGGAGCATTACCTCGTGCGCTCGGGCATGTATCCGACTGACGCGAAAGCGGCGGTTTATGAAAACGAGGACTGGTTTCGCGCGCAGTATGACGACGGCGCCTTTGCGTCGATCACCGCGCAAGACTGGATAGACCAACACGGAGAGTAAGCGATGGCACGAGACGAAAAGATGATTCATGGCGTCGTTGGCGGCGCTGCAATCGAGATAACCGAGTCCGGTGACGGAACCTCGTGGATCGAGGTGATGGATGAGGACTACGATGGCACGCTCGGCACGCTGCCCTCGGGCACGCCGGTTGAGACGATCAACGCGGTGCTGCGCATGGTAGATAAGGCGCACGCGCAAGGCGTGGAATTCGGCCGGCGCGTGAAGCAACAGGAAGTTCTCAACGCGCTCGGCGTGAGCGAGGCGATGCGCGAGTTGCGCGCCGAGATTGAAGCCTCGACGGATAAGCAAATGCGCTACATCGCGAGTATGCCGCGCGTATGAAACGGCCGGGCGCCACGCCGCTCGGTGACGTTGCCGCCAAGGCCACGCACCTCGAGGTTGCCTGCACGCAGTGCGAGCGGCGCGGGCGCTATTCGCTCGCGCGGCTCGTGGCGACCTACGGCGCCGACTTCCCGATGACGGAACTGGGCGCCGAACTCGCCGACTGCCCGAGGCGCCAATCGCGAAGTCACGGCGAGCGGTGCGACGTGTACTTTCCGGGGCTCGCCGCGATCCTGAACGGCGCGAAAGACTAAGCAGGAAAACGCGGCCCGGTGCGGCCGGTGCGTGCGGCGATGATGGACGCTGCACATACCACGCACCGGACCCATGCTAGAGACAACTCAATCCGACTCGCGCCGGTTCAACGTAAAGGGCTATCTCAAGAGCCTTTTTGGACCCAAAGGCGCCGAGGCCAATCAGATCACCGAGACGCAGGCACAAGACGCGCTCACTGACGGCCTCTCAATCTCGATGCTGCTCGGCAACGGTAAGCGCGGCGCGCGCAACCGGATGCAGATTTACCTCAAATACGTCGAAATGGTCGGCGACCCGATCATTTCAACGGCGATTCGCCTGCACGTGACGGCCGCGCTCGGCGGCCATGAAACGAGCGGCGATGTGGTGTTCATCGAAAAGCGCGCCGACAAGCTCACGCAGGCGCAAGGCAAAAAGCAACCCAAGGGCTCCAAGCAAAAGGGCTCCAAGGGCGGCGACGCTATCGCCGAGGAGATTGCGCGCGACCTGTGCCCGATATTCAACCGCATCGCCTATACCGTGGCGTTCAATGGCGCCTCCTATGGCGACGCATACGGGCGTATCTACGGCGCCAAGGGCGTGGGCGTGACGGACGTGTACGTGGACGAACTCGTGCATCCGATGATGATTACGCCGTATGAGCGCGGCAACAAAACCGCCGGTTTCGTGGCCGCAAGCGGCGCGCGCTCGGTGGAACGCCTCACGATCAATCAGATGGCGCGCATGAAAATGCCGCGCATGGTCTATATCCCGCAGGTGCGCGCGGTGGAGAAGGCCATTAAGGTGCAACTATCCGAGGACGATATCAACGCTTTGCCGCTGATGCCGTCTCTTGTGGGCGGCTCATTCCTCGACGCGGCCGAAATTCCCTATGACTCGCTGACAACCGCGATGGTGGGCCTTGTGGGCCAACGCGTGCTCGATTCGATTGATGAGTCCATGTTGACGGTGAACATGGACGGCATGACGAAAGAGCAGCGCGGCGAATTCATGGCGAACATGAAAAAGATGCTCAAGGCGAGCAAGGCGCGCGCGGAAAACGCGATCAAAAGCGGCAAGCCGGTGCTCGAGCGCATCTATCACCTGATCCCGACGTGGGGCGACAAGCAGATGACCGCCATTAACGGCTCGCTTGCCACCGGCGGCGGGCGCGGCCAGTCGGGCACGCTCACCATCGAGGACGTGCTCTTTTACGCCAAGCTCCTCGCGGGCGCGCTCGGCGTTGACCTCTCGATGCTCGGATTCTCGGAACTGCTTTCCGGCGGGCTCGGTGACGGTGGATTCTTTCGCACGAGCGCGCAAGCGGCCGAACGCTCGCGCCTCATTCGTGTGGGCCTGACTGAGTTTTTCAATCAGATCATCGACGTTCACACGTACATGAAGTACGGCACCGTCTATCCGCCCGATGAGCGGCCGTGGGAAGTCAATTTCTACGGCACGATCAGCGCGCTCGAGAGCGAGAAGCAAAAAACCAAGTCGGAAGCCATGAATACGGGCGCCCTGCTCGCTCAGACGCTTGCGCAGTTGCGCGACCTTGGGCTGTCCGATGAGGCGTTTATCGAGATTCTCGCCAAGATCATGCTGCTCGATGAGGACCAAGCGCGCACCATCGTGGCGGGCATCGCGCCGCCGCCCGATCCGAACGCCGACGGCGGCGAGTTCGGCGGCGGTGGCGGCTTCGGTGGTGGTGGCGGTGGCGGTGGCGCACCGTTTCCGAAGCTGAAGGGCGGCGCGAATGCACGAGGCGCACCGGGCGCCGACGACGACACCGAGACGACGGACGATGAGGAGGACGTTTAATGTCCGTGTTCGATGAGGTGACGCAGCGCATTTCGACTCAGGTTGATTCGAAGATCACCGGCGCAATCAAGGGGTTCAACGTGGCGGGCGCGGGCACCGCGCTCGCGCGGCAAGCGGTCGGCAAGCTCGCGCCCAAGGCGCTCGGCGCGCTCGATAAGGCGCTCAATGGCGACTACGCCGGCGCCGGGCTCGATGCGCTCAGGCAGACCGCGCTCGGCGCGAAAATCAACGGCGTGCTCACTGGCGAGTTTGCCTCGGACATTTTGTTTAACTCGATGGCGAACCCGCTGCTAGGCGGCATCACGCCATTCGAGGCGCAACAGATTTACGCCGATGTAATGGCGACGAAGTACGCCAAAAAGAACCTGTTCTATCTCGAGATTCTCGACTACTTCCCGCAGCAAGGCGGCACGCAGGGGCGAAGCTCGGGCCTCTTTAACCTGTTCGCCACCGACGTATCTTTCGGCGCGCAGACCATTAGCGGCGAGGCGCTAAACATCGGCGCGGCGGTGATGGATCGTGTTCACGGCACCGAGCGCACCGAAATGCGCATCACGACCTATGACGATGCCGCAGGCTCCATCAAAGCATGGTTCGAATACCGGTGCGGCCTGATTGCCGCGCAGGATGGCACCTTTGGCGTGCCGGCCGATTACATCGTATGCGTGCGCATCCTGCACGCCGCGATCAATGACACGGTGATGCAGAAATTCGGCGGGTTCCAACAGAAATTCATCATGCGCCCGGCCTCGATTGAGTCCGAATTGAGCCGCACCGAGGACGGGCTCGAGCAGGTGCAGATGACTTTCTCCCAGTTCGACACATTCATGTTTGAGCAACAATGAAAGCAGACTCGCGCGGGTTCCTGATTGCCGATCAGGCCGTTGAGGTTCAAGACCTCGCCCAAGGCATCGAAGGCGTGCGGCACGACACGAGCGCCATTCTCAACCTGCTCAAGAGCGGCCAGAAAGCGGCCATTCAACGCCGCCAACGCGCCGGGCGCCAAGCGGCGAACGACGCCAACGCGCAAGCCTCGCGCGCCTCGCGTGCGCCCTCCTCGCGTAACGCAGGGGCATCGGGCTCGCCCACGGCCTCGCGCGCCTCGAGCGCGGCGAACGCCTCGGGCGCGGCCCGGCAATCGAGCGCCACCGAGCGCGCCCGCGCGGCGGCGCTTGCCCGCCCGCGTGATGCGCGCGGCCGGTTTGTGGCCGCGCCCGAGCAAACGCAGGTGATGCGCGCGGTCAATGCGTTGACGCGCCAACAGGCCGCGCAGAACGCCGAGCAAAAGCGAGCGGCGGCCTCGCGCGAGCGCGCGGGTGAAGCTGCTGCCGCCGAGCATCACGTGAACCAGACGCGCGACGCGCGCGGGCGCTTTGGTTCCGGTGGCGCGGGCTCGAGCGAGGACGGCGGCGAGGGCTTGCTCTCGCGCATGAAAAACGTGCTCGGCGGCAAGGGCGGCGGCATCGGCGCCGATGTGGGCGACTTCGAAAAGGTTGACCCGACCATCGAGGCATCGAAAGAGGTTGCCAAGCTCGTGAGCGGCCCGCTGTCGGCCGTCGGCAATGTCGGCAAAGCCGTGATCGGGCGCGGCTTCTCGGGCCCGAAGGATAAGACGCTGCCGTGGTTCCGGCGCATCTACGGCGTGCTCAAGGGCTCGCGCGAGGACAACTCGGGCTATGCGCTCGCCGAGAACCGCGTGCTCAAAGACATTGAGCGCAAAACCGGCGGCGGCGCGGGCGGCAATGCCGCGCATGGCGTGCTGTCCAAGATTTTCGGCGGCGGCGCAAGCCTGCTCGGCGGCCTGTTCGGCAAAGGCGGCGGCCTGCTCTCGATGCTCGGCAAGGGCGGCAAGGGCCTGCTCAAGCGCCTGCCGTTGCTCGGCGCCCTCTTTGCCGGCGGCTCGGCGCTCGCGTCGATTTTCGGCGGCGACGATCCGAACAAGACGCCCGAGGAGAACCGGCGCGACAAGTTCACCGGCGCGGGCTCGGGCATCGGTGCGTTGATCGGTGGCGGCCTCGGCATGTTCCTCGGGCCCGTCGGCGCCATGATCGGTGGCGTCATCGGCGACAAGGTAGGCGAACTGGTCGGCGCATGGCTTGCCACCGTCGATTGGAGCAAAGTCGGCGCGACGATCACGAACGCATGGGACGGCGCCGTGACCACGGTGAAAGACACGTGGAAAAAGGTAACGGACGGGCTCGGCGAGGTTGTCGATACCGTCAAAAAGGCGTGGGACGGCATCACGAGCGGCATTGCCTCGTTCCTGAAAGACAAGTTCGGCATTGATGTGAGCGGCCTATGGGATTCGGCTAAAAAAACCGTGGCGCCCGCCGTGCAGGCCGTGTCCGATACGGTCAAGCCGGCGGTGGACAAGGCCAAGGAACTCGGCGGCGCGGCCGTGGACAAGGCGAAGGAAGTCGGCGGCGCGGTGGCGGATTACGCGAGCGAGCGCGCCTCAAAAATGGCCGCACCGATCACGCGCGCTTATGACAACGCGGTGGACTTCGGCAAGGGGCTCGTGGGCGGCGGCTCCAAGGCGAACAAGGCGGCCGTGATGGCGCAGGCGCAGACTATCGCCGATCCGAACGAGCGCGCGATGTTCCTCGCACAAGTCGATCACGAAAGCGGCGGGTTCCGCTCGACGGTGGAGAACACGAACTACAAGGCCAAGGGCTTTCTCGCCAATTTCGGCAAGCGCAATCACATCACGACCGAGGCGCAAGCGCAGGCGATTCTTGACCAAGGCGAGGATGCGAAGCTCGAGGCGATGTATGGCGGCGATTGGGGCCGCAAGAACCTCGGCAACGTTGAGCCGGGCGACGCGGCGAAGTTCAAGGGGCGCGGCGTGATGCAGTTGACCGGGCGCGACAACTACACGCGCGCGGGCAAGGCGCTCGGCATTGACCTCGTGAATCACCCGGAGTTGCTGGAAGATCCCGAGGTGAGCGCCAAGGCGGCGATGTGGTACTGGAACGATAAGAAGGGGCTCGCGGCGGCCGGCCGCGCCGGTGACGTGAGCGCGGCCACGCGCGCGATCAATGGCGGCGCGAACGGCCTCTCGCATCGTGATTCGCTCTTTGCGAGCTATCGCAAGGGCATCGCCAACGAGCCCGCCATTGCGATGGCCGCCGCGCCCGCCGCGCCGCCCGTTGTGGCCGCTGCATCGGTGCCGCCGCCGCCGGCGGTGCCCTCCTCTGCGACCGTGCCGGCGCCGGCCGCGCCGCCGCCCACGGCACAAGCCAATATCCCGCAACCAATGGGCTCGAAACCGCCCATTGACGTGCGCGTACAAAACGACACGCTCGCCGCGCAGGACTTGCGCGATAGGCGCCTCGCACAGATCGCAACCGGCGGCATCGCTACGTGAGCAAGCGCACAAAGCCGTTTTCCTCACCTGCAAAATTGATTAGGAAAACGGCATGGGACTTGGCACTATCCCGTTCAACGAAGCATTACGGGGCGTAGCAATGAAGCTGAGAGTGACCGCAGTTGCAATAGTAGTAATCGCGGGGTTTGTGACGGGGCCTGCGCACGCATCGAAAGCGACACTAGATCGCGCAATAAACGATGCCGTGCGTGACTATAAGACTGGCGGCGTGGAAGGGCTCGTAGAAGCCTCGAGCGTTTGCTATCCGGCGCGCAAAAGATTCGCGGACAACGGCGAGCAGGTTGATTACTGCGTCGCCTACGATATCGCCGCGAACAAAATCCTTCAGGTGAAGGGAATAGAGTTGCCGGAGTACTTTACGGGGATGCCGATGCTCGTGCGTCAAACGGGCGAGGCTGAAGCGGCGGGGCTTTTCGTGGGCCCTGACGGGCTCGCTGAATACATGCAATCACGTCTTTCATACGTGCAAAAGCGTGTAGCCGGAAAGCTCTAAAGACCGTTTGCCTTGCCCGAATGAAGCCCGCCATAGAGCGGGCTTTTTTGCGTTCGCGCTCGCTAGGAAAACGCACGCCGGTGGTGGTGAGAGTCGCACTGAGAATTTGAGGGCGTTCTACTTTCTCAGGTGACAAGCCATGACCGTATCTCTCGGTACGTTTCTCCAACAGTCCTACGCTCAGTTCAAGGCGACTGGCGACAAGTCCGTATCGAGCGATGCGATGTTCGTCATCGACGGCTACGAAGGCTTGCGCATGTTGTGCAAGCAGTTCCCGCAACCGATTCTCTCGCCGAGCGGTGAAATTGCCATTGCCACGCCAATGGGCGGCGAGGCGTTCCAACCGCAACAGTTGAAAGTCAACAACCAAGGCCAAGTCTCGTTCTACGAGACGGTGCGCGGCGATATGGAGACGTTCATCGAATCCATCGTCGGCCAAGGCGCGGTGTTCAACGCCAAGGTGTACGAGGGCACGCTCGAGCGATATAAGCGCGGTTGGCGCATCACGGACTGCTTTTTCCAGTTCGACAATCCCGACCGTGACTGGGAAAACCGCTCGCAAGTCACGATGATTAGCGGGACGATGTTTTTCCATTACTTCGGCGAAAAGATTCCCGGCAACTACTAAGGCGCCGGCGTGAAACTCTCCGAACTCGCGCAGGCGGTGCAGTGGCCAACGGGCCTCGTTATTGACGAGGCCGATATCGAGATTCAGGCCATGAATGCCGCGCGCCACTACCTCGGTTGGGGCGTGAT